AAGTCGGGTTCAACAGCCTGGCGCTGACCAAAAACGCGTTCGCGCTCGTCGGCGTGAAGTTGGCCAACCCGAAGGCGGCCGAAATGTCGTCCTTTGCCCGCGACCCCGAGACCGGGATCTCGGTGTCCTTCCTGCGGATGTTCGACCCGGTCCAGCGCAAGTGGATCAACCGGTTCGACGTGCTGCTCGGCTTCGGCAACCTCTACAACGACCACGCCGCTGTGCGCGTGCTGGGAGCGTAAGTCCACCCGCGGGCGACGGGCTCCGGCTCGTCGCCTGCCCCTGGTCCTGAACCACACATCATGAAAATCCTGAATCGCTCACTCACCGCGCTCGTCGCGGGCATCCTCCTGTTCACGGCGGTCCCGTCGTTCGCGCAGACCGTCCTCAACCAGACCACGCTGTCGGCGGCCGTCGCGGACGGCGTCGTGCGCACCATCAACTTGACCTCCGCGACCGGCGTCACCGCGCCGGGCAACGGGTCGGGCATCCTCCAGGTCGTCCTGCTCATCGACCGGGAGATCATGACGGTCACCGGGCTCAATGGCCTCGTGGCCAGCGTCTCGCGCGCGAGCGATACGCGCGCCGTGCCGCACATCAACGGCGCCGTCGTCACGATCGCGCCCCGTCAGGCCGTCACGACCTACATCCCGGCGGGGCAGTGCACGCGCACCGCCCTCCCATACGTCCCGCTCATCGTGGGCGGCGGCGTCGGGCTCGGCGACGAAGTCGGCAACGTGTTCGACTGCCTGGGCCTCACCACGGCGGGGCAGTGGGTGCAGGTCAACGGCACCGGCGCGCCCATCCTCGGGGCGACCATCGCGTCGCCCGCGGGCGTGCTGACGCCGAGCGGCACCTTGTTCAAGGTCTCGGGCACCAACGCGATCACCGGCTTCACACTGCCGGCGGGCGCGTCGGCCGGCTTCACGATCGCGATCGAACCGACCGGTGTCTTCACCTGGACCACGGCCACGAACATCGTCCTGGCCGGCACCGCGGTCGTCGGGAAAATCCTCTATTTCATGTGGGACGGCGCCAAGTGGGTGCCGAGCTACATCGCCTAGTCGTCTGACCGAACGCCGACGTCGCGCGCGCCACACCCTGACCGGTCCCGCGCCGCGCGACGTCGGCCTCTCCTCGCCCTCCCGTGTTGCAGGATGCCGCCGCCCATGAAACAGAAGAATCCGAAGGACCGCACGTCGGTCTGGGAACACGAGTCGCGCGTGGCCACGCCGCCGGCGCCCGTCGAGCCCATCGATTACGCCGACTACCCGCACGCGCTGCCGCGCACGCTCCACAACGATCAGTGTGACGCGCGCGACGTCGCGACGCCCGAGGCCTGCGAGGCCGCGCTCGCCGCCGGCTACGCGCTCGTGCCGCCCGGCCAGGTCCTCTACAAGGACTCGGACACCCAGACCGTCTATTCGAGCTACGCCAAAGCGCACGCGCTGAGCGAGGGCTGGTCCGTCGACGCGCCCGCGCCGGCTGAGGCGATCTAGTGGCCAACGACGCGTTCTCCCAGCAAGCGCTCGCCAACGATGCGCGCTTCCGCCTGCGCGTGAAATCCGCGCTCGCGCTGATTGCGTGGCAGGTGCTCAACGAGGATCCCGGCACCGTCGGGCACTCGACGCGCACGGTCTACGCCCGCAGCGTGCTGGCGAATCTCGACGGCGCCGCGTCCAGCGTGGCGGGCTGGCTCGTGATGCGGACCAACGTCCTCAGCTTCGCGACCTCTGTGGCGCTCGACCAGGGGACGACCGTCGTCTCGTCGGCGTGCGGCGATCCCGATATCCAGTCGCAGCTCGCGACCGACTGGTCGAACCTGGCGGGCGCGTAGATGCCGGTCGCCCACGTGCAGACGACGAAGACGGTGAACAACACCGGCGCGACGTCGATCACGTCCGGGTCGATGACGACGACGGCGGGGCACCTCCTGATCGCCGTGTGCCTGGGGTTCGGCAACTACGGCTCGGCGCTGAGCACCGTGGCCTCCGTCAAGCTGGACGGCGTCACTGCCTTCACGAACGACTTCACCATCGAAGCGGTCACCGCGGGCACCGATCGCCAGCGGGTGACGTTCCTCAGTCTGCCGAACGCTGCGGCTGGTGCGCACACGCTGACGGTCGCGTACACCGCGGGCAACGTCCCAACGAATCAACTGATCTTCTTCGTCGAAGTGTCCGGCGCGCTCACGACGGCCGCGGTCGACGGCGCCGGCGCCGGGTCGAGCGGCAACAGTACGGCCGCGAGCTCCGGCGCCTTCACGACGACGAACAGCGACGACTTCTGGATCGCCGCGACGACGTCGCTGGCGGCCAACCCCGCGACGTTTGTCGCGGGCACGAGCTGGACGATCCCGACCAACGGCACTGAAACGAACTCCTCGTCGAACCTCTGCGGCGCGGTGGAGTACTGGGCGAACCCCGGCGCGACGTCGGGCACCGGCGCCTTCACGCTCAAAACCGGCGAGTGGGTCGCCGGCGCGATCGGCTACAAGTCCGCTGGCGGCGTCGTCACGGTCACCTATCCGCAGCTGGAACGTGGCATTCGCGGCCTCGAGCGCGGCTGCGCGGGCGGGATGGCCTGATGCCGTTTCTCCGCAAGTACGCCGTCCTCACCGTCACCGGCACGACGGCGATCCGCATTCCGATGGTGAAGCGGGCCGTCGTCGATTTCGCCGTCTCGGCGGATTGGACCCCGGCGGCCGGCGACGTGAAGATCGCGGTCGACGGCGCCGCCCCGACCAACGTCGCCAACCTACCGACCGCGGTGGCCAGCGGCAACGGCGCGTACTGGGAATTCATCCTCACCGCGGCGGAACTGACCTGCAAGCAGGCCATCGTCACCGTCGTCGATAGCGCGACGAAGGCCGTCGAGGACCAGGCGTTCCTCGTCGAGACGTACGGCAACGCGTCGGCGATGTATCAGGCGGACCTCTCGGCGGCGAATCTCCCAGCCAACGCCGTCCAGGTCAACGGCACGGCGCAGACCGCGCGCGATCTCGGCGCGACGTTGGGCGTCGCCGGCGCGGGACTGACGGCGCTCGGGGACGCGCGGATCGCCAACCTGGACGCGGCGATCTCGACCCGCACGAAGCCCGCGGATACGCAGGCCGCCGTGACGCTCGTCGCCACGACCACCGCGCTCACCAACGCCCCGACCGCCGGCGATCTGACCGCCGCGATGAAAGCCAGCGTCACCACGGCGGCCACCGCGGCCACGCCGATCGCGGCGTCAGTCACCGGCGCCGTCGGCAGTGTCACCGGCGCCGTCGGGTCGGTCACGGGCAACGTCGGCGGCAACGTCGTCGGCACGGTGGCCAGTGTCGTCGGGTCGATCGGCTCGATCGTCAACGCCGGCATCGACCTAATCTTCGACCGCGCGGCGGGCGTCGAAACCAACTACACGGTGCGCCAGGCGCTGCGCCTGATCCTCTCGGCGGTCAGTGGCAAGCTCTCCGGCGCCGCGACGGCGACGATTCTCGTCCGCGATCTCAACGACACCAAGAACCGGATCACCGCGACGGTGGACGGCAGCGGCAACCGCTCGGCCATCACGACGGACGTGAGCTGATGTTCCCGATCGCCTACTTTTGCGCCAGGCTCTTCGCGCCGCGCTTCTTCCCGGAGGCGGGCGCGACCTCGCTGTTTAACCCGGCCTGGCTCGTGACCCTCAATCAGCAGGTCGGCCCGACGCCGCTGCAGCCGAGCCCGCAATGATCCGCAACCAGGCCAACCAGGTCGTCAACTGCGAAGTCATCACGCTCGCCGGCGCGGTGTTCACCGGCGCCGTCGTCGTGTGGGTGACGATCGACGCCGGCCCGCAAGCCGTGGGCAGCGTCGCGCTCGGCGCCGCCACGCTCAAGGGCAACGGCGTCTACCAGTACGTCCCGGCCCAAGCGGAGACCAACGGCGCGTCGATCGAATACACGTTCATCGGCGCGGGCGCGGCGCCGGCGAGCAAAACCATCGCGACGATCACCCCCGCGCAGCAAGCCGCGCTGCAGACGGCGACCGGCGCCGGCGTGATCACGGGCCTCGACCTGGTCACCGATGCGCTGCTCGCCTGGAACATCGTGGCCGCCGGCGACCCGCTCGAGAACGGCGACGCCGTCTACGTGCTGCGCACGCTCAACCGGATCCTGGACGACTGGAACGCCGATCGATCGGCGGTGTGGGCGGACAACTTCGTCCCCTTCACGCTCGTCCCGAGTCTCTCGCCGCACACCATCGGCGCGGCCGGCACGTGGGTCACGCCGCAGCGGCCGCAACGCCTCGCGGACGCGAGCCTGACACTGCCCGGCGGATCGCAGACACCCATCCGGGTGCGCGATGCCGCGTGGTATGCCGCGCTGTCGTCGCCGCTCCTCACCTCGCCGATCCCGACGGACGTCTACTACGAGCCCGACTGGCCGACGGGGCAACTGTTCTTCTATCCGATCCCGACGGCGGCGTACGCCGTCGTGCTGCGGACGCGTGTCGTGCTCGCGCGGCTCGCCCTCGTCGACGCGTTCACGTTGCCGCCGGGCTATCGCAGCGCGCTGACGTTGACCCTGCAGGAAGAGATCGCCGAGTCCTACGAGCAGGTCGTCACCACGCGGCTCGAGAAGGCCGCCCGCACCGCGCGCGCGCGCATCTTCACCGCGAACCGGATCACCCCGCGCATTCGCACGCGTGACGCCGGCATGCCGAGTGGCGCGTCGACGTCGGGCGGCACCTACTTGAACGGCTGGCAGGGTAAATGACTATGACTAATCGACTCCTTCTCGCACTCGCCGCGGCGCTGACGCTGACGGCGGCGCTCGCCGCGGCCAGCTACGCGAAGTTCGAGGCGATCACCATCGCCAACTCGTCCCTCGGCTTCACGGTCGCGAACATCAACAACACGAACGGGAGTCACCCGGCCGCCACGGTCGCGATCTGCCGCCTCGAGCTCGCGGAGATCCGCTGGACGATCGACGGCTCCGCGCCGACGACGACCGCCGGCATCCTCTGGGAAATCGGCGACGCCTACACCTTCACCGGCAACGACACGCTCAATCAGTTCCGCGCGATTCGCACCGGGGCGACCAGCGGCCAACTCGATTGCACGTACTCGGGGAGCTTCTGATGCGCCGCCGACTCCTGGCGCTCATCCTCGCGCTCCTCGGGGGCGCCGCGCCGGCGTTCGCGCAGACCGTGGCGATCACCATTCCGCCGGGCACGCTCATGCCGCCCGTGATCGTATTTCCCGCGTCGGCGGTGAACGGCGCGGGCGTCATCGGCGCCACCCTCCTGTTCTCACCGGACAACACATTCAATATTGGTGCGGTGGGCGCCACTCGGCCGAGCAATATCACCTTCGGCAACCAGATTAATGGCCCGGTGTTCGCGCTGGCCAGCGGCAACACGGCGAAATTCGCGTGGGGCAGCGGCAACGCCTGGGCCTCGAACGCCACGCCGACAATTAGCTCCGGCTTCGGCACGTCGCCCGCGATTGCTGGGACCGCGAGCGTCTATCGCGTCACGCTCGGGAATCCCGTCGCGCAATCCGGCGTCGTGCTGTTCAACGCGTCGCCCGCGTTCGGCTCCGCGCCGTTTGTCAGCTGCCGCGACGAAACCACGCAGACGGCGAATCCCCCGACCTATACCGTCACCGCGACGCAGGTCACGATCACCTTCACCATCGCCGTCGCGAGTGACGCGATCGTGTGCGCCGTGCTGGGGCTGCCGTAAGGCGATGCCTCCGTACTCCGGGTTCATCGGCGGCAGCAACCAGTCACAAAGCGTGATCGCGGACGGCGAGCGCACCGTGAACCTGTACGTCGAGCAGACGAGCCCCCAAGGGCAGCCGCCGAAGGTCGCGCTCTACCCGATCGGCGGGCAGCAGAACTTCCTCACGGTCCCCGATATCGGCGACCGCGCGGCGCTGTCGGTCAACGGCCGCACGTTCAAAGTCATCGGCCCCGGCTTCTATGAAGTCTTCGCCAACAACCTATTCACGCGGTGGGGCACCGTCGCGCAGGACGCGAACCTCGCGCAGATCGTGGCGAACGGCCCGACCTACGGCCAGCTCGGGATCGCGAGCGGCGGCAACTTCTACGTGTTCACGCTGGCCACCAACACCTTGTCGGCCGCGATCCTCACCGGGGAAGCCACGCAGATCGGGATGATCGACGGGTTCTTCCTCGTCTTCAATCTCGCGCTGGCCAAGGTCCGGATCTCCGCGCTCGGCGACGGCACGTCGATGGATCCGACGCAGTTCGCGCTGCGGACCGCGCAGCCGGATCCGTGGCAGGCGCTGCTCGTCAACGGGCCGGACATCTGGCTGCTCGGCGAGCAGACCGGCGACGTCTGGTACGACGCCGGCACCGCGCCGTTTCCGCTCGCGCCGCGCCAAGGGCTCACCGTCCCGTTCGGGATCGCGGCGCCGTTCTCACTCGCCGTATCGGGCGGCTCGGTGTTTTGGTTGACGCGCAACAAGGACGGCGCCGGCCAGGTCGTCTCGACGCGCGGCTACAGCCCGCAGCGCATCAGTTCGCACGCGCTCGAAACCGCGCTCGCCGGCTATCAGCGGACGTCGACGATCGCGGACGCCGAAGCGCTCGTGTATCAGGACCAGGGCCACACGTTCTACGTGCTGCGCTTCCCGACGGCGAATGCCACGTGGGCGTACGACGTCATGACGGGCCTGTGGGCGGAACGCGGCCGCTGGAACCCTGGTCTGGCCCGCTACGACGTGTGGGGCCCGCGCGTCCACTGCTATGCGTTCGGCCAGCACCTAGTGGGCGATGCGACGACGGGCGGGATCAACACGCTCGACGTCGCGTTCGGGTCGGAAGCCGACGGGTCGGCGATTCGGCGTCTCCGTCGCGGGCCGGTCCTCGTCAACGAAAACCGCCGCCTCCCGATCAGCCGCTTCGAGCTGAGTTTGGAAGCCGGGCTCGGCGCGAACACGGGGCAGGGCGTGAACCCCCAGATCATGTTCCGCGGGTCGAATGACGGCGGCAAGACGTTCGGCAACGAGCGCCAGGCGGCCGTCGGGCGCATCGGCCAGTACCACGCGCGGGCCGTGTGGTCGCGCCGCGGTGCGCCGCGGTTGTGGGTGCCGGAAATCACGATGACGGATCCGATCCCGTGGCGGATCGTCGACGCCTTCCTCAACAACCACCAGCGGCAGGCGGCCTGATGTATGGCGATTGCGTCCTTGCCGCCGATTCCCTACAGCGCACCGCTCCTGGAGGGCGGGGACACGTCGATTGCCCACGACTGGTACCTGTGGCTCGCCACGCTGGTGGCCCTCCTGCAGGTCGTGGCGCGCGTGGTGACGGTGAAGAGCTTCGTCAACCAGGGCGCGGCGATTCCCGCGACGGCGTTGAACGTGACGGCGGCCGGCGTCTACCGAGTGGGCTGGACGCTGCGGATCACGCAACCGGCGACGGTCAGTTCGAGTGTGACCGTGACGATCAGCTACGCGGATCAGGCGGTCGTGATCAGCGTGCCGGGCGCGGCGGTGACGGGGAACCTCACGACGACGGTGCAGAGCGGGATCTTGGAACTGCGATCGGACGCGGTCTCGCCGGTGACCATCGCGGTGGCGTATGTCTCGGTCGGGGCGACGCCGTGTCTCTTCAAGGTCGATGTGACCGCGGAGCAGATCGGATGACGACGCGCATTCTGCCCCCGGAAGAATATTCGCGGCTCGCCGGCACCGAAGCGGCGACGGTGTGGCCGCAGCTCACGGCGGCGGCGCGCGTCGTCGTGGTGGAGCAGGACGGCCAGATTCTCGGCTGTCACATCCTGCAGCCGGTCCTGCACGCCGAGTGCCTCTGGATCCATCCGGATCACCGCGGGAAAACGAGCGCGCCGGGGCGCCTCTGGCGCGCCGTCCAGCGCGCGGTGCGCGATGAGTTCGGCGTCGGCTGGTTCGCGACGGCGGCCGTCACCGAGGACGTCCGCGGCCTGTTGGCGCATGTCGGCGCCGTGAAATTGGACGGGGATCACTACATGGTCCCCGTGGGAGATCGATAGATGCCTGCTGTTCTCGCACTTCCGGCGTTCTGGGCCGCCATCGGTGGGACGGCCGCGGCCACCGGCGCGATCGTCGCCGCCCACGAATCATCCGGCGCGACCACCGATGCCGCCAACATCACGTCCGCCGCGACGAGCCACGCGGCTGATCTCACCGCGCAGGGCAACGCCGCCACGCTCGCGTACGAAAAAGATCAGGCCGCGCAGACGCAGGCGAATTTCAACACGACCCAGAAGGCCAACTACGACCAGTGGGCCGCGAGCCAGGCGCGCAAGAGTGCCTACGGCCAGATGTTCGGCGCGCCGGCGCAGACGATTCCCAGCTACGTGCCGCCGACTGACACGACCGCGAGCACGCTCGGATCGATGGCCACAGCGCCGACCAGCACCACGACGACGCCGGGCAGCGCCAGCAGCACGAGCAGCAGCCCGACCGACCCGAACGCGATCACCTCGGCGCTGCAGGCCAACTACAAGGCGCTCGGCGCCGCACCCACGGGACCGGGCACCGGCCCGACCGACCTGTCGTACTACGCGACGCAAATCGCGAACACCGGCGGCCTCACGCCGCAGAACAGCGCCTACTGGTTCGGCCCGACCGGCCGGATCGCGACGGACCTGAGTAAAGCGAGCGGCGGCGCGAGTGGCGCGCCGGCCGCCCCCGCCGTCGCCCCGTCGACCGCCGGCGCAGGCACCTTGGGCGCGTATCTCACGCCGATCGCCTCGCCGATTACCGGCAACCTGACGATGCCGCAGCCCGGCACGCTCGCGTCCTACGCAGGAGCCCACTGATGGCGGCGCTCAATCCGATCGATCCGAGTACCGGCTATCAGATTGATCCGACGACCGGCCGGAAGATCGACCCCGCGACCGGGTTGCCGATCGATCCGGCGACGGGGCAGCCGCAGGTGACGCCGGGGAGTGGCGGCATCCCGAACACGACGGGCCAGTTATCGGGGGGACCGAATACCCATTGGGATGCGACGACAGGCGCCTTCGTCCCCGACACGGCC